ATTCTGAATTGGTCAGCCCCCCCCAGCCCTTGGGACCAACCCGATCCCACACCCATGCCATTGACTGGCGAAACTCCTGAACCCACTGAGACACCCACCGCATGAAGTCCCCAGATTATACTGACTTTAAGCCCAAAGGTTCCAAAGAGGCCGCAGTTACACGCGAACCGAAGATTTTGCCGAGTGCTAATCGTTGGTGGCTAGCCAATGACAAGGATCTTCCAAGCGCAGTCATGTCCCAGGTCGCTGCCATCATCCAATCGGATCGGGGCCGAATCGAATCGTATAATACTTATGCAAAGCTGTATGGAACTTACACACCCTCATTCTGGAATGGCTACCAGCTCACCAACTCATCCCGGCCCTCTGCAAGTCCCTCAAGGGATCGCCTGACCTACAACATTTCCCAGAGCTGCGTTGACACCGTGGTTTCGATGATTCAACAGAACAAACCTAAGCCCATGTTCCTCACTTCAGCAGGGGACTCACGGGTGCAGCGCAGAGCAAAGAAGCTAGATGCGTTTTGCTACGGCGCTTATTACGAAAACGATGTCTACAGCTTAGGGCCAAAGGGCTTTCGTGATGGCTGCGTGTTTGGTGAAGGCATCATTCATTGCTTCGTGGAAGGTGGCAGACTCCGCTATCAGCGCGTGCTTCCCTACGAAATCTTAGTTGATTACCTCGAATCTCATTACGGTCCAGAGTCCACCAAGTCCATGCACCGGATTAAGAACATTGATCGCACTGAGCTTGCGGAAAGCTGGCCCGAGCACCGCGATGAAATCATGCAGATGCCCGGAACGGCCCACTTCATCGCGTCCAGTAATCGTTCAGTCGGTGACACGGTAACCGTTGTGGAGTCTTGGCGTTTGCCGACTAACGGAAAGTCCGGCATTCACTGCATCACCACTGGAAAAAGCACACTGGTCAAAGAAGATTACGAGGATGAGTTTTTCCCGTTCGCCATCTTCCGTTATTCCCCACGCCTTTATGGTTTTTACGCTCAAGGAATGGTGGAGCAACTAGTCCCGATCCAGACCGAACTGAATCGCACTCTGATTAGTATTCAGCGCAGCCTTTACCTCGGCGGGACATTCAAAATTGCAGTCAAAGCAGGCTCAAAGATTATTAAATCTCATTTCGATAACGCGATTGGGACAATCCTCGAATACGCAGGCGATACTGCACCGACTTACTTGGTTCCGCAGCTTGTTCAGCCTGAAATTTATGCTCACCTGGACCGCATCAAGTCGATGGGCTACCAGTTGCCCGGCGTTTCAGAGATGGGCGCGACCTCAGTCAAAACGCCAGGCGTGAACTCAGGGCGTGCCATGCGGACTGAACAGAACATCAATACTCAACGCCATCAAACAATTGAGCAAGCCTACAATCAGTTCTTGGCTGTGGATCTTACGAAAATCACAGTGGCCGTAGCTCGCCGCGCCTACAAGGATGGCGTTGAACTCAAAGCCAAAGTTCCAGGGAAAAGATTTATTCAGTCCATTAAGTGGAAAGAAGTGGACATGCAAGACGATGAGTTTGTTTTGCAAATCTACCCAGTTTCCAAGCTGCCCAATGACCCAGAGGGTCGGCTCTCATCGGTTCAGGAAATGATGCAATCCGGCCTCGTTACCCCGCCCGAAGGTAGAAGGCTACTGGATTACCCAGACCTGGAAGCCGAGGAAGGCTTGGCTAACGCGCAGCTTGATTATTTACACAAGGTTCTCGATGATATCTCGGACCACGGGAAATACAAAGCGCCCGAACCTGACGATAACCTCCAGCAAGCGCAGAAGTTAGTTCTTGAATACATCTCACGCGGCAAACTCAATAACCTCAATCCGAAATATCTGGATATGCTGCGGACTTACAACAAACAGATTCAAATGCTCCTGACTCCGCCCGCACCGCCTGCCCCACCGCCAGGCGCACCTCCAATGGCCTCCCCACAACCTACCCCAACCAATGATTTAATCCCTAACCTGCCGGGCTCTGTGCCCCCAGGCCAAGCGACATCCTAGGAGTTATGATGACCCCCACGCCCGGCGCAGTGCTAGCAAGCCCTTCTAAAGAAACGACGGCTGTCGAGGTCTTGGATGCCTCCGTTCCAGGCGCTTCCCCCAGCGTCGCGGAGGCATCTAAGACCGTCCAACATCCCGGCGAGGAAAAGCTTTCTCCCAAACTACAAATTCTGATCCAGCGTGAACGCGCAGCAGTTGAAAGAGAACGCGCAGCCAAGGCTTCTGAAACTTCTGCCTCTGCAAGACTCAAAGAGATTGAAGCGCGTGAAGCTCGGTTGAATGAATTTGAAAGCGTCAAGACCAAGAACCCACGCAAAGCTTTGGAACTCTTAGGACTGAGCTATCAGGAACTTACCCAGGCTGAACTCGCTGACGGCGCAGTGCCCGCAGAAGTTCAAGTCAAGCGCGTTGAGGAAAAACTAGAATCTTTTGTCAAAGCGCAGGAAGACGCCAAACTTCAGCAATCCCAGGAATATCAGAAACAGCAAGAAATGAATCATGCTCGCACCATTGAGAAGTTCAAGGGCGAGATTACTAGCTACCTCAATGACAACGGAACTCGCTACGAACTTATCAGTTTTGAGCAGAGCGAACCGCTCGTCTATGATGTGATTGACGAACACTACAACCGGACTTGCAAGGCCGCTATTGAGCAGGCTGCGGGTCTTGACCCAACAGATTCCCTAGAAGCCGCACAGAGGGCAGCCGCAGATGCAGGAATAGACATTTCCGACATCCGAGGTGAAGTGATGACCATTGCTCAAGCCGCAGATAAAGTTGAACTGCATCTTGAACAGAAATACGACAAAGCCCGTGACTTGAACAAGGTCAAGGCTTTGCTGGCTCCGCGTGCGCCAGTCCAAAAGCCCACGTCAATCGCCGCAGACATTAAACAACAACCTTTCAGCCACGCCAGCAAAGCCGCGCACCGCTCCTAAAACGGATGACGAGCGCATCGCACTGGCGATTGCATCATTCAGGGCCAATCACCCCTGAATAGGAGTTCTCAATGTCTAATATTGCCGCGTTTGTAGGCTCTTATAGCGAGAGTAATGGCACAGCCGCCAATTCCTCGTTTATCGCCAATGCTAATGGCGCTCTCGGGATGGGAGAAATTTCCAACATCCTTAAGCAGATTTATGACGGGCAGAAGCTCGCCATTTTGTATTACAAAAATAACCCCGGCTATGCACTTTTCCGAAAAAAGGAAGATTTCTACGGCGAGACTTATCCTCTGCCTTCGATCTATGAAACTCCTTCCGGTATCGCCAACGTATTCGCCAATGCTCAATTGGGTAACCAGTTGATTAATGGTGGAAGTGGCACCGGCGGTAACCAAGGCCCTGCGAAGTTCGCCAAGTTCATGCTGACACGCGCTTCCATTTACGGTGTTCATATCATCACTCGGGAAGCGATGTTGGCAGCTTCCAAGGACATTGGTTCATTCGTCAATGGTCAGATGGCCACGATGGATGCCATGATCCAAGGAACAACCAACCTTCTAGCTCAACAGCTTTACAGGTCTGGGTCTGGAACCATTGGTCAGGTCAGTGCTGCTGGTCTTTCAACGGGTGTAGCGACTCTGGTCAATCCAACCGACGTTCGTTATTTCACGGTCGGCCAAATCTGTATCGCCACCAATAAAGACCCAGCACAGGGAATCACTTCGGTGACCCAGCGTGCAGGTTACGGATTGGTAATTTCGATTCAGCGCCAGGCTGGTACGGTGACCTTTGGGGATGCGACTGCTGCAAACCCTCTGACCGCTGCAACTCCATCCGCATGGGCTGGAAGCGATTACCTTGCCATCAACGGTACTTCCCCTCTGAACGGTCCTACGGTTTCAAGCACCTTGGTGCCTGTCGCTTTGACTGGCCTCATGGCTTGGATCGGTAACTCCAACAACATCACGTCATCTGACGTGTTCTTTGGCGTGAATCGGTCTACCGATACTTGGAGACTCGGCGGCGGTTACTATGACGGCTCTCAGAACGGTCAGTCCGTTGAGGAAGCTCTTTACGATGCCTCAACCGCTCTGTTCATGGAAGGCGGCAGCCCTTCACACTGTTTCGTTGGTGCGAATGCTTACGCTGCCCTTCAGAAGTCCTATGCTTCTCGCAATATCTGGGAAACTGAACTTGAAGGCCCGAAAGACGAGAGCGGGACCCCGCTCATGTTCTTCAAAGGCATCACGATTCAGGGTGCAGGTTCAAGCTTTGTGGTCATCGCAGACCGCAACTGCCCACCTTTCGCCGCGTTCCTTTTGAGCATGGAAGACTGGGCTTTGTACTCTCTGAAAGCTCTGCCTCATGTGGTTGATGACGATGGAGTTTCTTTCCTTCGCCAAGCAACTGCTGACGCATTTGAATTCAGACTTGCAGGTTATGGACAGGTCGGATGCCAAGCACCCGGTCGGTCTTGTTATGTGAAGTTGTCTATCTAGTTCTTGAGGCGGTCACTCCTTTGTGGGTGGCCGCCACTCTTATTTCGGGGGGCCGAAGTAAGTTTTATTCCACACCTCTGGGCCTAGAACCCAGTTTCAAGGAGTCTGTCATGGCAAACCGTTTATTTCGTCCCGTCCAATTCGCCTTAGAGCCAGATGTCGTTACCCTTTCTTGCAGAATCGTTTTTGGTGCAGCCGGTGCTGCAACTCTGACCGTACTCAATTCGAAAGGGTTTTGTAACGTCGCTCAGTTTACTAAATCTTTCACCGCTACAGGCACCTCGACTGCATCCCTCACTGCGGTCAGTGACTTCACCAATCTTTATTTGGGTATGGCTCTCTCTGGCACCAACGTCGCCGCAAATTCCACCATTACAGCAATGAATGGCGGAGCTGGCACGATGACGAGTTCTCAGGCGACCTCTGGCGCGATTGGAACTGTCACTGCAACAGGCGGGTACATCCTGACTTTGGGTTCACAAAATCCAACGCGTTTGGATACTTATACTAAGCTCATGGGCTTTAGCCATGCCTGGGACATGGCAGCGGCTCAGGGAAGTGCAACCACTCTTGCTCTTGCCCCAGCAGCGCCTACTGTTTTCATGACTCAAGACAACGTGAAGAACGCTTCATTAGCGAGCATCGTACTGATGACTGGCAGACTGACCGACGCCGCAGGCACCCCGTTTAACGTGGTGAATCCTGCGAGCGGCGAAGTTCTAAAGTTAGTTCTCACGCTCAGCCGTTCCAGTGCGATCTAAGGAGTCCGAATGATTATGATGGGTGACCGTAAAAAGACGGTCAACGCGATCTTAGGAGATGGCGCAAAGAAGCGAGAAGCCGAAGCCCCAGCCGATGCATTGACAGCAGTGATGCAGGAAATGATTGAGGCTGTGAAGTCGGGCGATGCTTCTGCGGCGGCGGCAGCATTCCGCACCGCATGTGCCACCTGTTCGGAGCCCGAAGCTGACGCTGAGGATTAGGCGTCTAAGGAGTCGTGAATGTCCTTGGCCTCAAATGTTTCATTAGGGTCAATGCGTTGGCAACTCTTAGACCGCGCTGATCTTGAAAACTCTGCCACTATTTCCGTTCCAATGCTCAACCAGTATATTTCACAGAGCCAAAAGCGCCTGTTTAATATGCTGGTTGCAGCATACGGGAATGATTACTTTGTAGCCCCGCTGTTCCAGTTCAATACGAGTTCGGGACAATATTACCCGCTCCCAGACGGTAAGCTGATTACGGTGGGGGGGTCTACTCCTGCGCCCGCGTGTTTCAAACTCTTGGGCGTGGATCTTCAATACCCAGCATCTCCTACAGGCTTTGTGACGTTGCGGCGCTTTGAAGAAATCGAACGCAACCGGGCGATGTGGCCCAACACTGCGGTCAACTTCCTGGGGAATACGAATCTGCGTTATAGGCTCTCGGGGACGAATATCGAGTTCATTCCTATTCCGATGTCGGCCCAGTTGATCCAGCTCAAATACATTCAGAAACCTTCATCCCTGCAATTTCTGCCTACCTGTGCGACCACAGCGGGCAGCGCAGTCATCACGATGGCTGATGTGGGTGACCTATCGGTAGGCATGTCCTGTTATGGCCCCGGCATTCCTTCCACCACAGTCCCCACTATTCTTTCCATTAATACGGGTGCAAACACGGTCACGATTTCAGCGAACGTGCTCGCAGGATATCCCATTGTCACCCTCGCCTTCTGGACCGATGCGGTCACGATTGATGGCATTGCGGGCTGGGAAGAATTCATAATTTTGGATGGCGCGATCAAGGCGCGAATCAAACAAGAGGAACCTGTAGAGGAACTCGTACAAGAACGCGCCAGCATGATTGCAGAGATTGAGGGACTCGCTGAAGGCCGTGACGTTGGTCAAGCCTGCCATGTTTCCGATGTGCTCTCGATCAACGGCATGGGCGATGGCGGCGATGGGTGGGAGAATCTGTGAGACTCCCCATATTCCAGACTTCCGCAGACACGCCTAGCTCTAAAGACTTCTCTTTGATGCAGCTCAAATGGAAATCCATAATTGACGCATTTATTGGAAACCCTTCAAACGATGTTTCTATTCTAAAAAATGTGGTGCTGATTAATGGCGTGACTGTTGTTCCACATAAGTTGACTCAGACTATGCAGGGCTGGCGCATTGTGGACATCAACGGCGCTGCCACCATTTACCGAAGTGCGCCCTTCAACGCTAAAACTCTCACCCTCACAAGTAACGCTGCCGTCACGGTCGCACTGGAAGTGTTCTAATGATCTTCAAACGAATTACCCTATTTGCAATTCTAACCACAGCCCTAGCGTGTGTTCCATTTAAGGTGCTGGCTAACGGAGAAACCGTCAGTCCGAATATGAACCTGATTGTACCAGCGGTGGGAGTTACCACGGGGCCACAATGGGCCGCTGATATGAACATGAGCCTAAACGTGATTGACCAACACGACCATTCAAACGGTAAGGGCGTTCAGATTACTCCAGCCGGTATGAATATTTCTTCCGACCTCAATATTAACAGCCATAATTTAACAACTATCCGCGCAAGCCGGTTTGCTTCTCAAAGTTCCGCACTTTCTGGAAGCGAAGTAGGGGAACTCTACAACGTACTTGGTGACCTCTACTACAATGACGGCGCTGGGAATCAGATCCGGGTAACTCAAAGTGGAAGCGTTTCGGGTTCCGCAGGAACTATTACTGGATTGCCCAGTGGGACCGCTTCGGCTGCGTTCACGGCTGGAACCGGAACTTTTACTTTTCTACAGAGCACCGGGAATGGCGCTAATATAGATGCCGGAACATTGATATTACGTTATCCAGGTTCCTATCCAACTCCTGCGGGAAACTATATTGCTCTTGAAGCCCCGTCATCGCTTGCCACTGGCTTTGCATTTACATTACCCAATGCATTACCTGCATCTAGTGGTGCAATGCTCACTTTCACCACGGGTGGAGTGGGTTCATACACGAATGTAGACAACACCACTCTGCAAATTAGTTCTGGCACCCTGCAAGTGAAGGCTAATGGAGTTCCAAGCGTTGCCAAGAATGCAACCTCTTCGGGTTTAAATGTAGTTGTATCCAATACGAACGCCACTAATAGTTTAGCTATCGTTCGTGGCAATGTAAGTAGCCCCACAACCGTGAACAGCGGAGAAGGCTTTAGCGTCACCCATAACGGGACTGGCGATTATACTATTACATTTACGACACCCTTCGCGGATGCGCCCGCATTTACTGCTGTGAGCGCATCAGGGAATAATAACACGATTGCCGTTAATGCAGCCGTACCAGGCTCAGTAAGATTTCTTATGTACACAGCAAATACCACTAACACACGGCGTGATGATGATTTTACTTTTATCGCCATTGGGCAAAGGCCGTGAATGGCGTTACAGAAACAGAACGTCAATATCAACTTCGCTCAAGGGATTGAAACAAAAACCGATCCTTTCCAGGTCCGCGTCGGGAAGTTCCTGGCTCTAGTCAATTCGATCTTTGATATCGGCGGACTGTTACAAAAGCGTAACGGTTACGCCCCACTCGTTGCACTCTCGGATAACACATCCAATTTCATTACGACTTTCAGCGGCGCACTTACTGCGATAGGGAACAAACTCCAAGCATTTTCTAATGGGGCACAAACTTGGGTGAATAAGGGGGCTTTTACTCCAGTGGGTTTGAGTGTATTGCCGCTCATTCGTAACAACACGAATCAAACCCAGTGTGACACGGCGATTTCTTCGACGGGCTTAGTGTGTACGGTTTACACCGATCAAAACCCGGCGTCACTTGCGACTGTTCAATACAAATATGTAGTTGCCGATAGCACCACGGGTCAGAATTTAATCGCACCCACTGTGATTACAGATGCAGATGCTACTTATGGAACGCCTCGGGTATTTTTACTCGGTAATTATTTCATTGTTGTTTTTACAAACAAGGTCAGCAGCACTTACCACTTAAAATACTTCTCGATCAATGTGACATCGCTTGCAGCCACATCTTCAACTGATATTTCAACCAGCTATACGCCATCCACCACAGTCGCATTTGACGGCGCGGTGATGAATAACCAGCTTTACATTGCTTGGAATGGGGCGGGCGCAAGCGGCATCAAAATGATTTTTTTGTCTACCTCGCTAGTTATTTCGAGTGTGGTCAACCCTGATGCTTCTCACGTTGCCACAATAGTAAGCGTGTGCGCGGACAAAACCAATCAGGTTATCTGGGTCAGCTATTACGATTCGGTGAGTTCAACAGGTTACACATTCGCTAGGAATGCACAGCTTAATTCGGTTCTGGCTCCGACTCAGATTATTTCCACTGGAACCATTTCAAATCTCACATCCATTGCTGACACCGGGTTACTGGTCACCATTTCCGAAGTCGCCAATAATTATGGTTACGACGCCGCAATTCCTAGCAACTATTTGCAATCCAGAACCGTCACCCAGGCGGGCTTTGTTGCCTCGATCAATCCAGGGCTTCGCGGTGTGGGGCTAGCGTCTAAAGCATTTAGTTTAATTCCTGGCGGTACAACCTATTTTCTCATGACCTACAGTTCTCCTTACCAGCCCACCTACTTTTTAGCAGATGTGAGCGGCAATATTATCGCGAAGCTCGCTTATAAGAACGGTAGGGGCTATCTCACGCTCGGGCTTCCCTCGGTTACGGTCAACAAAGGAGTGGCGCAACTCCCTTACCTCATTAAAGACCTAATCCAAGCCGTGAACAAAGACACCAACGTAGTTGCTGGGACACAGACCGCTGGCATTTATTCCCAAACAGGAATCAACCTAGTTTCGTTTGTTATTGGCTCTGGTGTGGTGTGTTCAGAGATTGGAAATAATCTGAATATA